CAGCAATGGACAATATTCTTGTCAAAGACGACACCGTAACTACCCCAGTTGAGTTTACACTGGTTCCTATCACTGATACGCCCAATCCTTTGTGGCGCGCCAGTGTAGCAAACGTTCCTCTGGAAGGTCAGGTTCGGCTCACGCTGAGTTCTGAAACCACGAAGAACGGTGGTAGCAAAATGACGGTTAAGTTGGAAGTCCCCGTACTGGAGACCCTGGGTGCCTCAGGCACATCCGCTGGCTACGTCGCTCCGCCAAAGGTGGCTTATGTAACGACCTGCATTTTCACGATGTTCAGTGATCGCAGGTCGACCACCCAGAATCGGGCAGACGCGCTGAAGATGGCCCTTGGCATTTTACAAGGCGCATCGGCTACTACTGCAACAGGGATACTCGCGAATACAGCTGCGGGTAATGCCTTTGTTAACAGTGTGTTGCCGGTGACACAAGCCCTGATTCGCGTCATTAAGCCAAACTAGGATTTTCCTAGTCGCTTATCCTCTAACCCATCTTTGTGGGTTCGTTTTCAATAAAGGAGAAACGTATGGACTGGATTAAGCCGCGAATTACCCCGGTGTCTCTGTTATTAGCGGGACAGCTCTCAGAAAAATGCGCTTCACTCGGGGGAGGACCCCTCACGGCTGAGTTAATACAGCTTGTGAGGGATAAAAATTACCTCTCCCTTGTGAATTTCGAGATTGACTATCAGAAATACGATAGTCACGTCAATGACGTGCTCTATGCCCGTCAGATCCTAGGGTTTTACCAGAAATTTGATTCTCTGGACCTGGGATTTGATAGGGAACAAGTAGCATGCGATCGATTTGTGCTGTCCGAACGAATGTGTTTAGAGACTAACCACCGTTTTAAGATGTTGCACCGTGACCCCGCCCGTTTTTCGGACCGGTCACGCGTTACCTCGGTATTGCACCGAGCGCAGCGTAAAATTGCTGACATTTTAGGCGTGGTGCCGTCCCTAGACCGTTTTCAGTTCGAATTCGGACCTGGAGCAAACACCAACGTTAAAGGCGCACTCGCTTGCCCAAGGGCTAAGTTGAGTGTGGCATTAGAGTGTAGTTCAAACTTAACCCCTACTGTCGGGAGATTTCTTGACGAAGTCCCCCATTGGGTTGCCCTCCATGCCGTGTCTGAGTCGGAAGACTCTTACACTTCGCATGTAGCTGTGGCCCCGGGTAAGGTTGTGTTTGTACCAAAGAACGCAAAGACCGACCGAAGTATAGTCGTTGAGCCCCTTCTGAACAGTTTTTTCCAGAAGGGGGTTGGCTCCTATATGAAGACTCGGCTTTCGCGTTCTGGCATTAACCTCTACGACCAATCCATAAACCAGCGGCTTGCCGCCTTAGGTAGCGTCACCGGTGAAGTTGCAACCGTTGACCTATCTATGGCGTCTGACTGTTTGGCGATTGAAGTCGTAGCCTCGTTACTCCCATTTGACTGGTTCGATCTTTTGGACCAGCTTCGTTCGTCTGAAGTCACGGTGCCTCCGAGAGTTTCGGAGGCCCTAAAAAGTGACTTATCTGACGGACGCCCATTGCGACTGGAGAAATTCAGTAGCATGGGGAATGGCTATACGTTCGAGCTTGAGTCCACGATTTTCTATGGACTTTGCTTCGCCGTATGTGAGGAGTTGCAGGTTGTGCCGGAAGTCAGCGTCTACGGGGACGATTTAATCGTCCCCGTGAAAACGTTCGACCTACTTAAGGAGGTACTCGCATTTTGCGGTTTCTCAATTAATACTGAGAAATCGTTTTGTACGGGCTCCTTTCGTGAGTCTTGCGGCGCTGATTACTTCCATGGTTTTGATATTCGGCCATTTTATCTCAAGACACAGATAAGTGACCGTATCCTCTTCTCAATGCATAATTGGTTTGTCAGGCACTGCGAGCGAGAGCTCGCAGCGCTTGTTGAAACCTTTTTGCACCCCCCCCTGATACTTCGCGGTCCGGACGGATTTGGTGATGGCCATTTAATTGGCTCTCACCAGCTTCGCCAGAATCGCGAGGTATTGCGGAGGGGTTGGGATGGAGGATACTTCGATACGTATACATTGAAGCCGAGGAGTTTTAGCAAGCTCCTCCCCGGCGATGTAGTCCTCCCCGTGTACAGCGTGTATACACGTAGTGGTCAGGACAGTCCTACGGACCCCAATGTTGTAAGGGGTTCACAGGGTTACGCGAAGATATCAATCTACACTCTCTCTCGGAGTATTTTCGAGAGCAGGCATTAAGCCTGATTTTTTGCTCATC